TTATTAATTGATAGAAGTCAAGCTTTATAAGGCATTATTACAGCATCAAATCCAGCTTTCTTAAGTCTTTCTACTTGCCTTTCAGCGTTTTCTTTATTTGAATACGATCCCGCCATTACCCTGTATAAAATTTTATGCTGGGAGGATTCTTCATACTTAATACCAACTTCATCCAGTACTGTTTTTGAAATCCCCTTTACAATTTCATCAAACTTGCTATCAAATAGCTGATTGTCCTTTGTATTGTCTAAAAACCCTACTTCTATTAAAACTGCAGGTGCTTTAGTTTCTCTCAAAACATGAAAATTAGCCTTTTTAACTCCTCTATCTGTAAATCCTACACCAACTAATGCTTTCTGTATTTTGTGAGCTAAATTCTTTGCTTTCAGAGTTTGATTTATATAAGTGAAAGTTTCTACCCCATTTGCTTGTTCTGGTTTAAAAGCATTTCTATGGAAGGAAATAAATAAATCATATTTCTTTTTGTTTTCAAAGTTACTTCTTTCCTCAAGGCTTAAGGTAATATCAGTAGTTCTAGTTTCATCCACTAATATACCATGCCTTCTTAACTCTTTAGATACAGCTAATCCTAATTTGAGATTATCGTCCTTTTCTTTTCTTCCCTTGTAACTTGCACCTGGATCACTTCCACCATGTCCGATGTCTATACAAATTCTAACCATCATTTTCACTGTCCTTTAGTTGTAACAATATTTTCTTTAACTTATCAGGAATAGGTAGACCAATATTGGCTGAGTTTTCTAAGATACTTATTCCTTCATTTGATATATAGAAGAAGATTACTGCTGTTCTAATTGCTCCACCATTTTTAATTAAGTAGGCATCAATGGTATGTCCTATTGCTACCATAAAAAATATCATCACTTTTTTAAATATCCCTTTAAAACCTATAGCACTTGATAACTTCCTGTTTATAATTGCTAACATTACACCTGTGAAATAATCAATGACTACAAATGCTATAAGGGCATATAAAAAGCTATCGTGTCCACCTAGTACATAACCTAAGTATCCACCGATAGCTGTAAAGGTTGCTTTTATAAAATTTAGTATATCTTTCAAATAAATCCCTCCTATTTAATAATAATCTTCAGCATAATTAATTAAATCTATTTCAAACATATATTGTATCTTCATTGTATTTGCATCTGTCTTTTGCACTGGATTTGCAAGTTTTGTATGAGCACCACAGGGTTTTGAAGTTGCTCCGTAGTGAATACCAAATGAATAATTTCCATTGGAGGAACTTCTATACATATATAACCATCTATCTGTTCCTCTTATATTGCGTAGTCCTGAAGAAACACCAGAAGATCTATAGGGTTCCAATAGATTCCCTTCAGGAGTAACAACCTGATAAAAACTACTCCCCCCATTAGTTCCTGAATAATAAAGATACAACCTATTCTTAGATCTGCCAGAAATGGAATATAAGTAGCATCGCCTTTCTATATTCCCACTATCCATTCCTCTTGAAGCAAACCATGTGGAGCTGCCAATTTTAGGCTTTAAATTTAGCTCACTATGCTTTGTACCATCTAGGTTAAGTCTTATTAACCTATTAGAATAAATAGTTTCATTTGTTTGCTGATCTAGCCTTGAATTGTATCCATATAATTCTATTGGACCTCCCCAAGTAACAGGAGTTAATGCAATGTCCCTATAGTTAAAACTAGTTCCATATTCATCTCTAAACTCAGTTGACATATTATCAATAGTAGATGTGCTTTGAAGAACTCCAACTTTACTCCATTTATAAATACTTAGTTTATTGCTGGACCTATAGTAACCTACTATATAATCAATATCTCCATTTTCATCTAGTACAGGAGTGGCTCCTGATATTAAACTTGAACTAAATGGCTCACCTGAATCATTTAAAAGAGTTATTGCTTTTGCCCAATCAACAAAACCAGCACTTAACAAATTGAGATCAAATGGTAAGATAAGTTGATGGCCCTTTAAACTCTCTGGGAATTGAATATAGCTTGAATTTACAGCACTATTATTTCCATCAAAATAGACAAATCCTTTATGATAATCTATAAATGCAGTGAACTTTGCTGGACTACTACCACTCATAAGATAAGATATTCCCCAGTATGCAGCTCTAAGTTCTTCATTAACTGTACCACTAGTTATATATAAATATCCAGTTCCAGAAGTTTTTGTTCTGCCACATACAGGTGGCCCTATATATGCAGTGTCTAAATTGCTAAAGCTATCACTCCAATATATACTCTCAAATGTGCCATTAGCAGCATGAGTTGGAAAATCAAATACAAAATTTACCCTAACCTTTCCATTTCTAATTTCCATATTAGTTTCTGCTAAGTTTATTGTTCCTCTTTGAGTTTCGTTCCCAGAATAAGTCGTTCCTCTATGAGCATATCCTATAATATTACCAGACACTCTTTCACTGTTAGCTGACTCTGGCTTTGTAGAGTCGGTAAGGTATATATTACTAAATAAGTCAGTCGTATTGCTGTGGCCAGTACTTCCCATTCCTAAAACATCACCTGAAAAATACCTTAAAAATATATCTTTAAAAATTATATCTGGAATTACATTCTCAGTATAAGCTTCTTTTATCTTTGCATTAGTAGTAGCATCAAAGAGCTCAATAAGAACCTTTCCTTTTATTCCGGTATCTTCTTTAATTTTCTTTTCTGTAAATATTTCACCAGTTAAATAATCTTTATTGTAACTTATAAGTTCTCTTAATGACATAATTGCCCCCCCTTCACTTAAATGTTAAAATACTAGTATCCACAGGAGATATATAATTTATCTTTATTGATTTAAACTTACATTCATCAACTTCACTCTCTTTATAAAATCTAAATGCAAGATACAGTTTATCACCAATTTCAAAAATCTCTTCATATTGTTCAGGTCTAATAATAGAAAAATCTATCCTATCCATTCCATTTGAAGAAAACTCTGTGTCGCTTGTAATATCTAATAATTTCCACTCCAAATTACTAACATCAAAGGAGTACCAGTTTTCTTTGTCTTTACTTAATGCATACTTAATATCTCCTGATCCACTTATGATATCTTCAATCGTTATTGACTCAATCATCTCTTGAAGATATCTTCCTTCATTTTCAATGACTATCTTAGGTAAACTAAGCTTTTTCTCAAATAGTTCTAACCTATAGTCACTAGGACTTTCTACTACATTTTCATCATCAGTATATAGATGTAATTTGGGGTTGCTATTTAATATTCCTATAAAACTTGCTGGTAATCTTTCCATCCCAAAGTTTATAAATATTTCTTCACTTAAGGGCATATCTCCAACTTTTATATATGAGTTTAAATCATTATCCCAAGCCTTTATCTCGTCTCCGTCCTGTACCAAATATTTTGTATTATAAGGTCTTCCTGCTAAATAAATTACTATCTGATTAAAGACAGATATTCCATCTACAGTGTGTTTGTTATAAATATAAGGACCATATAATAGTCTTTTATATTCTTGATTTTCTAGAGTTTTCTTTAATTCAACTATAGAAAAATTACTATCCCATTCAAATAAAGCGGTAGCTCCATTTCTTAAACTTGATATGGTATGGCAGCTATCATTAGATGAGTACAAATCAAGCCATACTGTAGGTAGTCCTATTACCGCTTCATGATTTTGTGCTACTACTCTAGTCTTTCTTCCAGTGATAATACTTGAACTGCTAGCAGCACCAAAATGTTCTCTCATAGTATATCTACACATACACATTACATTGGTTTTAACATCTGTTCTAACACCTGTATAACCTTCATAATTAGATCCTGGTGCTCCAATAATTACTAGATTATAAGCTTCACATATGTCATTACTTACAGCCCCATAGTGAGTATCAACATGATAACCCATATTTTGAAGATGTTGTACCCAATGATTATCATATGTCTGTAAACTTGAATACCTATGAATATAAAGAATTTTAGCCATCAATTCACTTCCCCTTTATTTAAGCTTCTATCTCCTTTAAACCACTACTTATTTGAATAATATCCTTATATTCATCCCTACTTCCAAAATTTACTTCATAAACAATTCCATCTCCTAGATAGCTATATACTGAAGATTTTGTTATATCGTTTTTTTCAGTTAGGGTTATATAATGATCCAATATCCAATTGTTACTCCCTATATTTTTAAATTCACTAAAATGCATCACCCAATCATCTGTATTTAAATTCAAATAAAATATTTTATCTGCAATATGGCTAAATCCAGCTACTTTCATACTAATTGTAGTCTTAGTATTCATAGTTTTAGGCCCTTTGTTTATGGCTTCACTATAGGTGATTTCCTGAAAGTGGATTGCAACTCTATCCTCTAAATGTGTTATATCCTCTGAAGTTACAATCGAGTCCTTATAATTCTTTATCTTGTTTGAGTAAATTACATACAAGACTGCCTGCATTACTTCTGCTCTTGGAAGGCTTGGATTTAATCCTCCTTCTAAGTGTCTACCTTCAATGAATACTTGAAGATTATTTTTATCAATATGAAATGTTCCATTTGAGGTTTGCATCTCTATTACAAAAGCATGTTGTCCCGCTGTTACCTGAGGAATTGGTATAGTTATGCTTATTACATTATCACCCTTAGCCAAATTTTGACTTGGTTGAAACTCGTAGTATTCTCCATCCAAAGAGAATCTCATATTTAAAGTCAGATCATCACTTGCAACTCCACTAACTGTTAGACTACAAGATAGATTGGTGTCGGCTAATGCTGAAATAGCGACCGCTATGGCTTGATAAAATGACATTGATGATATAGACATAGCATCTGTATTTTTCTTTAGTATTACAGCATTTTGTGCTCCTTCAATTCTACTTTCTAAGCTTTTCACTACGCTATTAAAATCTAATTTATTTATAATTGTATTTAAAGGATTTCCTAACTCTATCTTTGTATTGATATGATTTAATAGATCAGTAACCTTCTTTATTACTCTAAGTTCTGAATAGATTCCCAATCTTTCATGCTCTACTTTTACAATGTCTCCTAACTCCATATTAAATAGCTTAGCATATTTGCCATATTCCTTTGTTTTGCTTAATTCTAATAGCTCTACAGTAATATTGATAAAAGGATTAGATACTTTCTTTATATATTTTTTAGCAAGTTCCCTTAATTCCTCCACATCCTTACACCCTGAAAATTCAACTTTTCTTGTTATGGGATATGGAAGAATATTTGCTATTTCACCTTCTGCTTCTATATATCTTTCCTGAAGAACTAAGTTGTTATCTCCAATTGGATATATTCTTGTAGCAAATTCACTTGTATCTATAATTGCCTTAAGGCCTTTTATATTTTTACCATACCTAATAGTAGTACCTTTATCTTCTCCGAGCTTTTCTAAGATTTCGATTGTAAAATTATCTCTTATTAATTCCCCACCATATATCTCTATCAAGTTAAAAAGACCTTCTAGGGCATTTATATTTCTTAATTTAATAGGATAAATATTTCTCTCTGGTGCTAAAAATTCAAAAACAGCCTGTGCTTCAGGGGGAATAGTTCCTTCTATTGCTTCCTTCATATTTGCATTTACTAAATTAACCGATTCTATAAAATAAAAGGCAAGGTCATAGAAAATATGCCTCGCCCATACCTTAATTCTTCTTGTAGCCTCTTGCTGCCTTTCAACTTTATAAATTCTAAAAAGTTGTTCATTTGCCTTTATTATATTAAGCTCAACTAAATGAGTAGCTTTTCTTGAATCTGCTGGATATTCAATATATAAGCTATACTCTCCATTCAATTCCTCAGTAACCTCAGCTACTATACACTCATCAAGTACAGCAAGACCATTATTATTGAAATTATCTTTGGTTGTTTTCTTGTCATAAATACATATCATTATAGCCACCGCCAATTGGGTATAATTTCTAATTTATCTACATTTCCTGTCCACTGGATCAAGTTTTGTCCTACTTCCAATACTGGAAACTTTCCATTCATCTTATAATTTAGATTATTTAAATCCTCATCATAGCAGTCTTCTACTTCAGAGTTAATTATTACTTCTCCACTTAAGTCTATTATCCCTATTTCATAGTTATTAATTTTAAGTTTTGTATCCCCACTACCATATATCTTTATTATAGGTAGACTCTCTATGGTACCTGGATTAATAATATTTGTTCCACTTTCATGTACAGTTAAAGGTATGTTTTGAACACTATACTTAAATGGCCTACAATTAAAAAGGATAGGAAATTTTGATGTGTATTTAAAAATCTGTGTAAAATCAATAGCATTAACTACTTGGGCTATATACTTTTTATCTGGCTGAAAACTAAATATTAGATCACTCTCTCCTGTAGTAAAAAGCCAAGCCTTTATTTCATCTATTTTACCTACTATATTATCCTTTGATTTAAGAGCACATTCTAGCAAAATAGTTATATCTTCATAAGTATTTTCATCATGCCTAATACTTGAACTCTTTCCTGGAATATCAATATAATTAACTCGCCTTTTAGGAGAAGAAATAGTGGGCCTTTTCTCTATCACAATCCCATAGTCATTAAAGCTATCTTTTCCACCAAATTTAAAGCTTAACATTAAGCACCACCCCTTCCCATTGCTACTCTTTGTCTATAGAATTCCAATTCATATGCAAGTTGCTCTATATCTTTATCTGTACTATTATTAAAATTTTCAATATGGATAGTAAGACTCGTGTTGTTAGAGTTTGATTTATCATTACCATTTACCATCTCCATTGACTTTTCATTACTAAAGACCTTCGATCCTCGTGGTAGTTCTATAAGTTCTGGACCTTTTTCTCCGACCCAAGTAAGCCCACCACGCCAATAATCAGTTCCCTGTGCATTTCTTCCTATGTTAGATATCTTCTCACCTATTGTTTGAAAGACCTGTTTTATAGTTGTAGTAAAAGTTGCTTGTTTATTTTCTACCCTTTGATTATTCCAATCTCTTATCTTATCAATCCCACTTTGAATACCTTCTTTTATCTTGTTAAAAGCACCTTTTATCTTCTCAGCCATATCCGAAAACTTCCCATCAGTTAATTTATCCATTAAATTTAAGCCGGTTTCCCATGTAAGCTTATATCCATCCATATAAGTTCCAATAATACCTTTAATTCCTCCACCATGTTCATCTATTTTTCCTTTAATAAATTCCCAAGCAGTGGAAGTTTTAGTTTTCAAATTCTCCCAAGTCTCTGATGTTTTTGCTTTAGCATTTTCCCATCCTTCTGAAATACTAGATTTAATATTTGCTAAAGTATCACTGGTCTTAAGCTTTACATTCTCCCATTTCTCCGAAATATTTGCCTTTATATTCTCCCATGATTCAGCTGTACTTTCCTTTATTCCATTCCATTTTTCTTTTATTCCTTCCATCAACTGGCCTGCTTTTTCTTTGATGGTATCCCAGTTTTGATAAAGAGTAACCCCTATAGCTATAATCGCAGTAATAGCACCAATAGCAATACCAATAGGTCCAGTTAATAATGCAATTGCACCACCAGCTCCTGCAACTGCTGTCGATATAGTACTAAAGGCTGTTATTGCACTTCCAATAGTAGCTATAATCTTTCCAATAATTAATATTGCAGGCCCTATTGCTGCAACAAGAAGTCCAATTTTTACTATTGTTTCTTGGGTCGCAGGACTTAAGTTTGAAAACCATTCTGAAGCTTCTTTTACCTTTTCAGATAGTGAAACTATATGAGGTACTAATATTTCACCTATGGTTATGGCTGCATCTGATAAATGGTTTTTAGCTATTTCAATTTGGCTTGCTGTTGTTTCATATCTTTGTTCTGCTTCCTTTGCTAAAGCTGTGTTTTCTTCCCAAGCTTTAGTACCTATTTCAAGTGAAGTGGTAAATACATCACTAGCACCACTTGCTCTTAAAAGTGCATCCCTTAACCTTACCTCTGTAATCCCCATTTCATCGAGTATTGCTATAGCTGATTTTCCTTGTTCCTCTGCATTACCTAAACCTTCAATAAAAGATATAATTGCACTTCCTGCATCTTCCTGAAATGCTCGTTTAAACTCATCAGCACTCATTCCAGCAACACTTGCAAACTCATTCAACCTCTCTGAGCCAGTTTCAACAGCGAGCTGCATATCAACCATTACTTTACTAAAGGCACTTCCTCCTGCTTCAGCTTCTATGCCTACTGAAGAAAGAGCACCAGCAAAACTCATTATTTGTGCCTCTGTTAGTCCAATCTGTGAACCGGCTCCAGCAAGTCTTAAACCCATTGCTACAATTTCAGACTCTGTAGTAGCTAGATTATTTCCTAAAGCTACAATAGTAGATCCTAATTTATCAAAATCTGTCTGACTCATGCCAGTTATGTTAGCAAGTCTTGCTAGTGAAGTAGCTGCTTCATCAGATGATAGGTTAGTAGCTTCCCCCAAGTCAATCATTACTCGAGTAAATCCTAATATATTTGGTACTTCAATTCCAAGCTGACCTGCTGCCTCTGCAACTTCAGCTATTGCACTGGCACTTGCCGGAATTTCCTTTGACATATCCCTTATACCTATTTCTAACTTTTTTAATTCTTCATCTGTAGCATCTACAGTTTTCTTAACTCCTGCAAAGGCTGATTCAAAATCTATAGCAGCTTTACTTGCTGCAGTACCTATTCCTACAATTGGCAAGGTAACAGTTTTAGTTAAATCCTTACCTGCACTTTCCATACTCTTTCCTATATCCTGCATCTTCTTACCAACAGGCTCTAGACTTTGTCCTAACTTATACCAAGAACTAGATTGAGTTTCTATTTCTTTATTAACCTTTTTTAGGTCTTGTTCCATGTAGGCTAGTTGTTCTTTAGCCTTATTTAGTTTTATCTCTAAGTCTTGAGTTGCCTTTGCATCTTGACCTTTAGTTTCTACTGACTTTTTATGGGCTGCTTCTAATGCTTCTACCCTTTGTTTTTGGATTTCAGTTTGTTTTGTTAGACTGTCAGCTTTTAATTTTAGACCATCTAGTCCTTTCCCATGCTCTCCTAGAGCTGCAGTTGAGGCTTTAAATTGGGATTCAATAACCCTCATTTCTCTATTTAAGCTTGCTATCCCATTTTGGAAACCAGATGCATCTAGTCCAATCCTTACATTTAAACTACCTATTTCCCTTGCCAATCTTCTCACCACCTTTTGGGCATAAAAAATACACCTATTTTAGGTGCTATAAAATATCATCTATATATCTTTTATCTCGTTCAGCTTTAATTCCGAGTAACTTTAAATAATAAATTATATCCATGGAGTCAATTTCATTCATGGTCCAGTTACTCTCAAGTAATGATAAATATATACTATCTATAAACTCTTCGGGGTCCATGGAGTTCCCCTTATCTAGTTTTTTTCATCCACCCCAGTCACTTCTGCTACTTCACCTACAACTTCAGTAATGCATCTTGTAATTGTAGGTATTAGTTCACTTGATGAAAGCCCATCATAAACATCATCCCTAGTAAATTTATTTTTAAATAACTCAACTATGAAATCCACCATAGTATCTAATTCTTCAGCTGTCATATCATTAAAGTTAACTTTCTTTGATATTTCTAAAGTTCTTCTTAGCATCCTTGCAGATATAAAATCAGCTACATAAGTTTTCTCCTTATCATCGACTCTTAGTTTAATCTCCACCTTCTTCTTCCCCTCCTACTACTTCTTCACTATCCCCTGGAACTTTCTCAAACCATGTTTCACTACCTGTAAAATCATCTGAATCTTCATCAGCAGTTCTTTTCCACTCTCCATCAAAGATTCTAGGCATAAAAGTAAACCGAATAACTGGAGTTTTATGTTCCACATTATCCTTTTTAGTTGTATACTCCTCTCCCATAGGCTGTGCTACACCTTTTAGAAGCCAAACATATCTATATTTCCCACCTTTTCTTAAACTCTTAAATCCTAAAGCCAGATAAGGTGGTACATCATCTTTTGATTCTATTAACACACCGTTTTCATATTTGTTACCTAATACCTTTGCTCTTACCTTTAAAGGCAAATCTGCTGTTTCTATTTCAACTTCTATTTTTCCCAATGCTGAAATAGACTCCCATAATTGATCATCTGCATAAAGTTCTTGAGTATTAACACTTGGGTTTATTCTAGCATTTATAGCGCCTAGGATTTGCTCTACTTCGCTATAACTAACACCCGATTTATCATCAGTTTCAAGCAAAGCAAAATGTATATCTTTAAGGCCATATTGACTCATTTCTCTACCTCCTTTAAAAATCTCATTACCTTGTGATACACCTTTGTATCTTCTTCATATAAATCATAGTATCTTTGTTTAATAAAGTTGGCTGCTAGCATACTTTGGTGTACTTTTTTTACTAATTCAGTATAGTCAAT